CGGCTTTGCCAGCCGTCTCCTTTAAAATATGTCGATTCATGCTATGCAGTACAAAAATCCGGTGAACGAATCCACCTTGAAAATACTACAAAACATCACTGAATGACATTTAGATTAAACGAGACGGAGACGTTCTACGAACGTAACTCTAGCTTTAAACATGCGTGTACATGCGGTTCCCACCGACCGGGATTCTCCGAAGAGAAAACTCAGTTTTCTTGAGGTAACCTTTCCTGAGCACGAATGCTCCCACGAAGGGTGAATATTGGCCCAATTCACATAGGGGATCTTTGTTTTAACGGTTTTCTCCGGTTTGATATCGCAATTGCTCTCTGCGCGCACATTATCTTTACAGACCCTGTCCGAGAGGGTCCCCCACCCCAAACCTTATGCAGGTGAGGGTACAGTGGGTTCCAAGTAATAACTGGGAACGTTCAAGAAGAACAATGGTTGAAAATCTGGTCCAGCGTGCCAATATTTATCAATGCGTAGATTGTTAATAGGCGTCGTACTCCCCGAGACTGACAATACAAATGTATCATCTACACTCCCATCCTGCGCAGTGCCACTGGCAGGTGCAAGTGTTGTATTACCAGGAGCTGTGGAATTAAACTTATATAAATTGTAATTCGGACACAGAACAGATAAACCTGCTTGTGTCTTCTGTGTTGTTAGGGCCATACCACCACTAGTATTTAAACTTGTGGTCAACTCCCTATGAGGGATAGTACTCGATGAACTCACAGGTCCAGAAGATGTAACATCATCATCCCAGGCCATATTATTAACTGGTTCTCTGACAACACGAATATCATCATAATACACTGTCGTTCCGGAAACGGAATTGCAGTTGAAAGTCCACACTCCGGATCCTCTATATCCAATAAAACAAGGTAAAATCCAATTAATGGCATTTGTTTTAGTATAATTGAAGGGAGAGAATCCAACTCCAACGGTTCTATTGGCAATATGAATACCATTAGGATCAAATCCAAAATATGGTGGTAACTTGCCAAATGTTGATACCAATGAAGAATAGGTATTAGTGCCAGTTTGCTGCTGAGAATAAACAAAATTTGCGCGATGCAAGAGTACACGAAGTGACTTAATAATCTCTCCATAATTAATTCTCATTTGCGATGGTAAGGTCATAGGTCCCGAAGATCCCATCACTTTGCGCTCATGCTCTTCAGCTGAAATGTCTTTAGATTGCACCTGGTAATGTGTGAGCTGGGATCCGGGTCTCCGAGGATTACCAAATTCCATATTATCTGCTCCACGAACATAGCACAGTATATTTACTGGTGCTGTGAGCACCGGAGCTGTCAACGCTGTTAACACTCGCACAATTATAGCTCCATTATCCCTATTCTCAACAACATTCCACGTAGGAGTTAAAGAGTTGGAAAAGGGAATTGTAGCAACAGTATTGAGAGTTTCGGTTCGCAAAAACGGCAACGCCTGATTGTACGGAATTCGAATTTCAACATCGTCACACTCTCCTATATCAATGATCTGAGAGTATATGGCGGATGTCACTTGCGGAACAGTCACAACATTATTTACAGCATCACCTTGTGGATCAAAAGCAATCATTAAACGCCCCTTATGATAAGGGCTCGCTATGATCTTGAATCTAAAGATAATATCGCCTCTCCAACCCTCAAATAAGACGGTAGGAATAGCCATTGGAGTATGATCTACAACATTGTTCACAGCATTTCCATTTTGCCTAAACATATATGGATGTACGCGTGAATAGAACAGAATATCATCTGCCGCATTTGTGGTGTTCCACGTTGAACGCAATATATATGACTCTTTCTTTACGAAAGAGTCTATCGCTAGTGGATCACCAGGAGGAGCTCCAACTAATGTCGGATCAATGCTAAGTTCATTCTTGGCATGAAGTGTTAACTTCTCATTCGGAAACCCAATTTCTGTGCTAGCTAATGGACCAAAAGCTCGTGGTTGATATGGTAAAACATTTTCAATCACAGGCACATTGGTATATCCAAATAAGCTTGCTATTCCAGAGATCGCTTGCGCTCCAATTTCAGTTGCTGTAGCGAATTTTCCTATAATAGGAATATTACGCATTGTGCGCGCCATTCGAGCAATAGTTGAAGCCGGTGCTGAAATGGGACCATTCCCATATTCATCGGCCGTCATCTCTTTGGATTGCAGGGCTAAAGATAACGTAGAACCCGAAAGTTCCACATCTTCTGCCCATGCATATATCTGAACTGTCACTCCTGTACCGGTAACACCATTGGCGCTCCGAAGAGTTGTAAAAGTTAAGAATTCCAAAAGACCCATATCACGAAAATCTTGTGCGGTATTAATATCTAACCAATTCTTGTGATAGAAAAATGGTAGTGTCATTTCCGCCCCCATACTATGTTGGGGATAGATATACGAAATAGGTCTCTGAGAATAGGGCATCAATAATTGATCACCTGTAGATGCTTTAATTGTACTTGGTGTCAGTGCGGGCAAAGGCTGATAAGCCATACCAAGACATCCATAGTAAAATGGCGACGCATTTATCATAACTTTAACTTTCAAATTGCATTTTATAAACGCAAAATTGTTCAGTTTAAATTTAATTCTCGCATCGTTAAAAAATAAATGCCAAGGTCTAAACAGACCTAAACTAATGTCTGCTGAATCTGATTCCAACCAATTAAATGTTCCAATTCGCACTGGGCGTGATAGGAAATGGGCTAGATCAGCTACTGAGATCTGATCTTGAAGATCAGTAGGGTTCAGAGGTGTATAATAACCCTCATCAACCACAGGAGTTTGATCTGTAAATTCTACAGTTTCCTGATTAACGACCACTCCTTGGGAAGGATCTGAGGCGGGTAGAGTTTCACTCTGAAATTCATAGACAGAATCATAATGAATAAATGCATTCTGTCTGACCAATGTAGGGCGTTGCACCCTCTCCACGTTTTTATTTAAAGAATTTTTCGCAATTAATTTAATATTCATTGTACTTTTATAATTATTATTATACAATATAGATAATTTTTGTGTTCTAACTGACACTTTTATAAATATAAATTTCGGGGATCGCCCTAGTAAGAAAATATGTATATATCCATTCTTTATGCATTTATATATCACTTAAACGACATAACAGTAAACTACATATACATTACCCTTTTGGTTTACATGGACCTGGTGTAATAGGCCCTAGCTAAGTTTATCGACATTCTAGGTCAGTTGCACACTAATTGCGCGAACTCTTCCAGAACTCATCATAAAACTGTTCCCACGTAGGAAACGAATTCTCTGATGTGTATAATTCTAGGTCATTTTTGGCAACAATACGTTGGAACATGAGACTCTTCTTATTGAAGACCTCTTTTCCATAGTAGAAATACTCCCTGTGCATAGATTCCATTACTGCAATAGCATGGTACTCAGCACTCAGAGATTTAGATCTCACACATACTGTCAAACATTTGCCTATCGATTCCTCATCAAGAGGAGCTAAGTAGGCACCAACATCTTCGTCCCATCTCCATTCCCTTTTCAAAAAAGAAACTTGAGATATATTCAGATAAGGTACACTTGCAGCCTCTTTATCTGCCATGGTATAATCTACACCTATGTCATATAAGACCTTCTGTATGGTAGTATGATCAAAGAAAGGACTTCTCTTAGAGATACCCATCACATTATCATCACCATAAGTCATGAGTGCCACATCCTGTTTGAAATTCTGTGATGTTTTCTTAGGACTAAGTACTGCGTAGCAATAACGCATATACAATGAATTGGCTATACTATTAATAATAACAGTTAGAGGATGTCCGGAAGGATTACTTCCATACATCTCAACCAAATCTCCATTGAAATCCATGAGAGGGAATGCCGTATCTTCAGCAACACCCTGCATGACCAAAAGATCTTGCACAGTGTATCCTGCCGCCTTACAAATGTCTCTCAATATGTCAAAGCAAGCCAAGATCATATCAGGACACATTTTCTTATCGTAAACTCGATAATCACCAGCAACAATTCTATCTTCCCCAAACTGAGTCAGGTAAGAATGCATATTGCCCCATTCTGTGGAACACGCATTGGTTCCTACAGCTGTTTCAAAGATATACTTATTATTCTGAATCACTCTAATGAGCGATAGAAAGTATTTCCGAACCACAAAAGACCAATCTCCAGGTCCCCCGCAAAATACACGGGTTTTCTGTTCTTGGATCTTCTTGAAGGTAGTGGGGTCATCCTTAAGATGTCCACAAAAGCTTGGCATGAACCTTTTTCCAGCATGATAAGTTTCTATAATCGTATTAATACGACTTTGAATCTCCTCAGTAAATTCCATAGGTTCTGTAAGACCATCCTGCTCTGGAATAGGGCGTAAGAAATACTTCTTTCCCTTCTTCCATGGATCGCCCATGCTAGTGTGTCTATTCATTTTATCAACAAATTTGACACCTGCGGCACCATTGAGTGTGGTGACATCGTCATAAACTTTGATTTCGTCAAGTTGGTCTTTAGGTAGATTTTCAAGAATATCTGCCAGAAAAGATTGTTTACACTCCGTAAGAACGGTAACGTCCATCTGAGTAACGGGTTTTACCATATCAACAGCAGCTTTTCGCCAAGGTCCCCATCCTTTCATCACAGGTTTATCATGCTTAACTTCATATCCTTCTTCTAATACAGAAGCTTGAATTAAAGTTGGCACAACTCGTGATTTTGGGGTGGGTTTAAATCCTCCAAATGAACCGTAGACATTAGCAGTTCCCTGCTCTATATATCTAAATACAGATTTGGAATGGAGATCTGAAACCTCACGTTCAGCGCTCTCACTACTAAGCAGTGGAGCGTTGGATACGACTAGTGGTTCCGGAAATAATTTAATATACGATTCCACCATCTCTCGCGAGATGATGGCGCACGCACCAAAACATCTATCTGGTTGTCCCAAAGCATGAATACCTCTAATAAGAGGTCCCATACCACTAAGACACACTACAAGTGATCCACAATCCCCCAACACTGTGGGTTCTGTGGGACTGTATTTCCATGTTTCCTCAATAGAACAACCATTAGAGGCGGTTAATTTACCACCATAACACATAGCCTTAAGAGGATTTTGTTGAACTGCTCCATCAAAGGTGCGTCCTATAAGGACACCATTACCTTTAAATCGAGCTTTACCAGTCACAAAAAGTGATGTTATATCAGCTCTTGTCGGCAAACACCGTAATCGGAAAATGCACACATCATCCTTGGGAAATCGAAAGATCTCTCCTTGGGTGACGCGCACTGTTATGTTACGAGTTATGCCCACGCTGGCTTTATCTACAATGAGTTGCAATTGTATATCCCCCTCAGAGGGCATATTGTGATTATTTGTCATATAGATGTGACCAGCTAAACAAACAGCACGTCCTAGACGTACCATCAGCCGATCCTCTTTTGAACTGTGATAACCTGCAACTATACTAATTACATTTTTGGACAGTCTATCAACCACCTGGGCTTCTGATAAAGAATTCCATGATGTAGATAGTGAACTCACATCAAATGACGATAATTCATAATCATCACGGAACCAAACATTGTTGGTTTCATCATTGCCCACAGGTTTTGATCCTATCTCCTTGGAGAGATTGCTGCCTTGTTCATCATAACCTACATTAAAGAAGGTGTACAATTTATAGGCAGCACCAATTACTGCACATGCAGCAATAACTGTTGCAATTATCGTAGGATTACCAATATGGTTTTGAACTTTCTCGCCCATTATGCGAAAGGATCGCTTCATGGCTTGAAGACGACTTATCTCGTCAAATTCAGGAGCATCAAAATCCTCTAAGGACATGATATCTCCTGAACAAGCTTCAACGAGTCTCCTCTCAGCAACACCAATGCGCTGGTTATCTAATCCCATCGCACGGTATCCCTCACGTGTTAAAGATCGTTCAATGGGTGGCATCAAATATGATACACACCTATCTACAATACTTTTCTTCGATCGTTCATAAAACGAAAGACACTGAGTTTGAAGACAAACACATTTCTTTTCTGAGCGAAAACATTGTTTACACAATTTGATTTCGCTCATATTAAGAGAACTACTTCCAATCAATTTTTGGATACGTTCATGTTCAATTGAAACTCTCGAAAACCAGGCCAAGAAATCATCAACTTCTGTGAATTTCTCCACTTCAACTAATGTTGCTCTTTGACCCTTACGTTCAGTTCCATGTGGTACTGGTTTCTTAATTATAAACTCCCAGTAATTAGGCCATTCTCCATCAACTATGGACGTCAAAGAACTATCCAACATGCACTCATCCTTAATATACTCCTGTTTCACTCTCACGTCTATAGTGTAAGGAAAACGTCTTTGCATAGCAAGAGGAGTTTGGAAATAGTGCACGGCGTTCAAATCCTCACAATTGGTTGTAGCAATAACAACTCTAGCTCGGAATGGAGTGCGACCCTTATCAGCTAAATCAGCTTGATCGGGCACAAAAGCTACTCTATTATTAGTTTGGATGGTTTCCATAACTGATGGATCACCAGCTGTAGCTTTATTTGGATGCATAAAAGCAACATCATCCATGATAACAAACCATTGGGAAGAATTAAATCCATCCCAATACTTGGCAGTAGGATTATGGGTATACTTAAATTCACTGCCTAAAGGCAGATCAAAAGTCTTTCCATATTGCAAAAATAGCATATCTGTAATTGTAGTTTTACCAATACTGGATCCACCATATAGGCAGACACAGAATGGTGCATCACGCTCTTTTTGAGCTTCACGTTTGGTAGTTTGGTCAGAAAGAATCATTTTCAGATCATTGACCAGAGAACGAAGCATTTTCTTCTCATACTCACCTACGCGATTTGCATGCTTATACATGGCTTCACCCTTATCGATACACTCACGGATATCCGCAAGAAATTCAAATAGGGTAAAACCATGAGCCTCAGGGAATCCTAATAAAGGACCCCGGCTCTTTAGAAGAGCAGCTTGCTCAAACCATTTTTCATATGTTGAACCACTGTGATAAATGGGATCTAATGATCCTGTTTTAATACATTGATATCCACGTTCGCAAATAAACAATAAAGTTTCAAGCATTGTGTGAATAAAATTGGGTCCCATGTGAAATTTACGTTTCATAGCTTCGGCCTCCAGTGTGGTAAAGTGGAAGAGATTGAAATCAATTCCAACAGCATCAAAAACTGAGAAACTTAAAGCATACATACCCATCTTATACAATTTCTTGAATATGGGTGCATTACGTAATTCATCATATTTATTGAGATAATCACGAGCACTCGCAAAAACAGTCTCAAAAGACTGCTGCTGCAAGTCATCGTTAAACAAATCTCGGAAATATTGGATAAATTTAATTACATTTTGTTGTGTGAACAGAGCTTTGCCTGTTCGAAATTTAATGAAGGATACTATGGCATATATACAACCAGCAGTATCTTTACTACTTAAAAATAATCTGATGAAGACATTAATATCTTCCATCAATTTTACTATAAAATCAGGGTCAATATTTTTATCATTGAGCCACTGAACGACCATCGTGTATAACGAGGTCTCCGCCTTAAATTGGCGGTCATTATCATCTTCCGCATGCGCGCTTTGTTGAACCCATTGGGACACAATAGCACGTTCGCATTCTGCGACATGAGAGTAAGTCGGAAGTAAAATGGCGCTTTTCAGCGCCACTTCATTAAATTGGCTTGGGGTTTTAAGGCCACCCAAGAGACCAAAGATTCGAATTTCGAATCTATCACTGTTCTTCACTCCATAAAGAGATAGGGGAACAGCTTCCCGCTTGATTGGTTTCGTTCCCAAAAAGATATGGGTACGACTAAAAATTGTCTCCACAGTGGCATATTTGTCATCCATGAAGTGTGTTAAAACAAAATATTTCAACACGTCGTATAGTTCAGCTGAAGTTCCAGCTGTACATTCAATTGTAGTTATCTTTGGAAAAACCAAAAATACTCTAAATCGTTCGTGAACGATCTCATCGTAGCAATCAGTTGAATCAACTGACATAACGGCATTCTTGTTAAACATATTGGTAAAGGTATTCATAATATTCTTAAACATGGGCGGTTCACTTCGAACCACAATCTATAGTGAAGTCTTATCGTGTCAGACTTTAATCATTTTTATCGATCCAGGGATGGTGCTTAAGCATTGCATTTGAAAATCGACAGTATATAACATAAACTAAGCTTATACTTGTTAGACGAAGGGTACTTGAGAGGGGATTGTTTTGTCCCCAATCGTTTCCAGTTCGAATGTCAAATAGCTCACTAGTTATTTGTCAGTGATACATGACGTAATTGTGAGAGTGTTTTGAGGGGTACACACAACCTACGTATTCCTAAACAGGAGTAATTTCGGTGACTTTTCACAGTCACTTACAGATATCCATAAGGCAACACGATTATACATTTCATACAAAAGTATTAATAAAGTGCGAGTTTTTAGTCATCATCTAGACGGTGAAAATAAAATTTTCTTGTAAAATCGTCCTATAAATAGGAACTCATATCCATAAATGGATCTTCACTAATGTGAACAAAAGTGGATGGTACTCATGAAAAGGGAACCGATCGCTACCGTTCGAGACGGATTACTACTAAATATACGTTAAAAACGTCATGATAGTGCTAGGTTAGTAGTCATATTGAGTGGGTGTGTTTATAAAGGTCCTACTGGGACCACATAACATAAAATTCAAGTAAATAAGATAATGTGTTTTCGAGAGGTTTGAATTAACAAACTTATTATCACAAAATCATTATATAAAGAATATACTCATAATTTGGGTTGAATTATTTATTTGGTATTTACACATCGTGCTGGAGTTACAAGCTCCAACACGGTTTTCAGAAATAAGATGTTTGACATCTATTACCGATCGAATTAATGAAGTAAGTTTAAAATTGGCTAATGCGTGCAATTAAGGGCATTTAGTCATCTGTACAATAATAAATACTGAGTGTAAGGTCAGGAAATATTAAGCTATCATTGATATCTAGCATTGCCAGTCTAGAACATTGCGGACTTTACGCAATATCAAGATGGACACTAAGTGTACAGCATATTTTAAGTAAATAGCTCTTCGAGAAATTCGAAATCAACGGGTGCAGCGAACTGCACAAATCGAAATCGATAAAACTGGGGGAATAAATCCC